CGCTTGAATGGCATTCAAGAGGTCAGGAGTTCAATTCTCCTCAGCTCCACCAGAATTTCGCAGGGGTTATCCGAAAGGGTAACCCCTGCGCCTTTTCGTGTTTCCACAGGGGAGGCTGCATGGTGTACGCGCGCGCGACATTTGACACGGTGGCGCACCCTGCTTGGCACCAAAAGCCCCCGACGAAAAAACTTCGCCGGGGGCTTTGTGTTTTGCTCCACGGACAGCGCGTTTCCGTGGCCAGCACGTCTAGGTGGCCAACGCGTCGCGGTGGGCCGCTGCGATACGGTCGGCGGCGATGCGGTGGTATTCGGGCGATAGCTCGATGCCAAGGAACCGCCTTCCGGTAGCCATGCAGGCAACGCCGGTGGTGCCACCGCCGGTGAACGGGTCAAGCACCAGTCCACCGGGCTGCGTCACGGCCAGCAGGTCGCGCAGCAGCGTCACGGGCTTGCCTGTCAGGTGGGCCTTCTCTGCCGGGTTCACGCTGTGCCGCAGTACGCCCGGCAGGCATTTGCGTGAGGCCGGGTTAGCCTTACGTTTCACCGCGTAGACCAGGAATTCCGCGTCACGCCGGAATTCCCCCAGCAGCGGGCGGGCGGACGGCTTGTGCCAGACCACCAGCCCGCGCCACAGCCACCCGGCGGCCTGCACCGCGTCGGTGGTTGACGGCAGTTGCCGCCAGTCCGTGAAGACCAGCAGCGGCGCGCCGTCGCGGGCCATGCGCCAGCACTCGGTCACCCCCTTCGCCCACGGTGATGGCCGCCGTGGTGCTGAAGGTGGCCCCGGTGGCCACATGGCGCACCAGGGTGGACGCTGGCACTTCCGCCCCGGCGGTGCCGATGACGGTCAGCGTGCCCGTGGCCGTGGTAGCCGCCTTGCGGGTGATGCCGCGCAGGGACGCATGCAGTTCAAGGTAGGCGGTATCCGCCGTGTCCGGCAGTATCTGGCGGGCCATCCACGCCTGATGCTGGTACAGGCCCTCCACCGCAGAGGCCACGGACGACGCGCGCACGTAGGCGTCGCTGTCCGTGGTGGTGGCGGCGTCGGGCAGCAGGTTCTTTACGTCGCGCAGCAGCGCCGCGCGTATCTGCTCGAAGGTGGGGATGGTGAAGGACATGGCCGCCCCCTACGCCACCCGCACGGGGTGGGTGTAGGTTTCGTGGCGGCCCGCCGCGTCGGTGACTTCCACATGCAGCAGGCAGCGCCCGCCGCCGGAATCGTCCCGGCCCAGGCCGCTGACGGTGACGCTGACGGCGCGGGCGCGCCCGTCCGTCACCAGCGGTTGCAGGGCCTGTTCGGCGTACTGGACGGCCAGACGCCGCACCCGCGCCACGTCCTTTTCCCGCTCCAGTTCGTGCAGGCGCGACCCCACGAAAGGGTCCGCCCACCACGTGCCAAGGGGCGTCATCAGACGCAGGTAGACGGCATTGGCTAGACTGGAAATGCGCTCGCCGGTATAGTCGCCCGAAAGCGTATTAAGTGCGGCATCGGTACCCATGCCGCCACTCTAGTGGCGGCTGGGAAGGAAGACAGGGGGAAGGGGTTCAGTATATCTATAAAACCGCGCTAACTGCACATCAGCAAAAACAAATGATTGCAAAAGAAAATAAATTTTCGCATGAACATATTGAAGTATTGGTGAAGAACATATGGGAGCGTTACAAAATACTTCAAGACAGACGTGCAACGCTAATCGGAAAGTTAAAATTCATTCTTGCAGTATCGTCAGCAATAATGTCTGTCCAGTTGATGTCGCTTAACGGAACAAATACTGGAATTTTGACATACTTAAATGCAGAAGAAGTTTTTCCAAAATTTTGGATGATAATATCACTGATATTGTCTATATGCACATGTTTTAAATCAGCATCAATAATGATTTCTGACCATCATGTTGATGATTCTGAAGACATAGATGCATTATATTTACTGTGTGGGAACGATAGGCTTTTTTGGGTAAAATCGTTTCACACAGCAAAAGATAAATACAAAAAGGCACTTGACGTAAACAGCGAATACGAATGGTCTATATTAAGTCTATTTTTATCAATGCTTTTCGTATCGGTACTCATGATGCAAGCACCCGACAGCTCTGCAACGACACTTATCGCCAAAATTGCTCTTGTCGTTTCTATTCTGTGGCTCATCTTTGCAAAGCGCCCACAACGTAAACAATGCCATCCTACACCGCCTCCCCCGTCGTCCTTCCCGAATCCCCTGGATGGCGGTGATGCCGCAGACTGATGCCCTCGGTGACAGGGTTCCCGTCAGAGGTCACGTCGTCGGTCGTGTTCGGGGCGGGCACGACCCACGGAAGGGTCTGCCCACCATGTGCCGAGGGACGTCATCAAGCGCAGGTAGACGGCATTGGCTAGACTAGAAATGCGCTCACCGGTATAGTCATCCAAAAGTGTATCAAGTGCGGCATCGGTACCCATGCCGCCACTCTAGTGGCGGTTGGCGTGGGTGACGAGGGGGGGAGGGGTTCAGTGGAAGTACTGTATTTACACCGAAAACAATATTAGTGAGGAGTGACATGGGAAAGAAAAAGGGAGAATCAAGACTCAATCAAGTAAAGCAATATTTGCTTAGTATTGGTGTTAACTTTGAAGAAGTTGATTATGGAAACGGGCTTGGAAGAACGTTATGTCTTGATGGAACCTATTCAGGTGCACTTGTCAATTGTTTCAATACAGGAAATGTCAATGTACAAGGCGGGTGCGCAAGGATAGATGAAATAAGAGCGCTTATTACTGAGAATTTTCCAAATAGATAAAAAGGCTACATAAAAGCACTCACTCCGCCTCCCCCGTCGTCCCGCCCGAATCCCCCGGATGGCGGTGATGGCGCAGACTGATACCCCCGGCGACGTGGTCCCCTTCAGAGGTCACGTCGCCGGTCGTGTTCAGGTCGGCGTCCAGGGTGGCCCGTGCGCGGGTGCCATCCATGCCGCCGAAATCCAGTGACGGCGAGGTGAAGGTGGTGCCCTCGCTGGCCGTGGCCTGCCACTGTTTGGTTTCCATCCGAATGGATTCCTTGGCGGCCACGCGGAAGTGGTCGCAATCCACCTCCACGATCTTCTCCTTCTTCAGCGTGATCTTCGCGCCCCACTGGTTGTAGACGCACACCTCGCCCCCTTGCAGGGCCTGCACGCGGAAGGCCCCGTTTTCGGTGGCCACCACCACGGAATGGGCGGTCTTGCCGCCCAGCGGCAGCAGGATGCACTGCGTACCGGCAGGCGGGGCCGAGGTGAAGCCGAAGTGCTGGAACAGTTCCGCCGCCTGCACCTGCTCCCCGGCCAGCGCCGCCGCCTGCACCAGTTGCACGCCGGGCTTGCTGTCCAGCCCGGTAAGCCGGGCGCGGAACGCCTGCCGCACCGTGGCCAGCGTACGGTTAATCATGGTCTGCACGCGCTGCATCACAGGCTTACCACCTCCATCTCCGTTACCGCGTCGCCCTTCTTGCGTTTGCGGTGCTTGCCCACGTCCGGCAGCCACACGCCGTCTTCCTTCAGCAGCAGTTCCGTTACCGGCCCCCGGTCGCGGCCCCCGATGAAGGTGCGCCGCATCAGGAACAGGGTGGCGTCCAGCCCGTGCGGTTCGGACAGCACGCGCACCCGCTGCCCCGGTTCCCACAGGGGGCCGGTGCCGGTGGCGTCGGTACAACGGTGCCCGCGCACGGTGGCCTGCACCTGAAAACCGGACAACCGCCCGTCGGCCAGCAGTTTGCGGGCGCGGCGGCGGGCCATGTCTTCCGTGTCGCACTGCGATTCCACAACCACTTTCGGACGGTGCCACGCCGCGCCGGAATCCCTGGCCACGGCGCGCAGGGCGTGTTCGCCCTCGGTGTCTTCCGTGCCGTGGTTCTGGCCCAGCACGGTGACCTCCGAATGCCGCCCCTCCACGGATTCGCTGACCGTCAGGGACAGCACGTTGTTAGCGCGTCCTTCGTCCCCAAAGCGCAGCACAAGGTCGGCCACGGGCTGCGCGGTATAGTCCGGGCCGCCCACCACCAGCGTGCCGTCCGGCGCGAACCACGGCCACATGCCGTTGGCTTCGGCCACCTGTTGCAGGGCGTCCCACGCGGTCATGCCCGGCTCCACGGTGATCTTCTCGCGCCTGTCTCCCTTCCCCACCCGGACGCGGCTGATGCCCAGCGGTCGCACGATGCGCGCCACCGCCTCTTCCAGGTCGATCTGCCGGGCCACGAACAGCGGCGCGGAGCAATCCACCAACACGGCGGCACCATCCCGCCCGGACAGGGACAGGGTATGCTGCCCCTTGCGGATGGCCCGTTCCACCCGGTCGATGCGGCCAGACAGCACCGCCTGCCCGCCCACGGCCATGGTGACGGCGGCCCACGGGCGCACCGACTGCGGCACGGCGTCCACCGGGATGCCCAGCGACACGCGCCACGCATCGGCGGGCGTCAGCAGGTCGCTGTCCAGTTCGTAGCTGGTCCAGTCGCGATGCTCCCTGCCGCCCACGATCAGGGTGACGGCGTCGCGTTCAGCGGGCATAGCCCACCACCTCCTGCCCGGCGGCAAGGAAATTGGGGTTGCGGATGGCCGGGTTCAGGCGCTCCAGTTCGGCGGCGCGGCGGTAGTCGCCATACAGGCGGTGGGCCAGCAGGTGCAGGTTGCAGGGGGCGTCCACCACGTGGGTCACCAGCGGCGGGCTTTGTTCGATGACCGCCGCGCCCAGTTCCTGCAACGCCAGCGCCGCGTCGCGCAGGGCTTGCGCCACGGCATAGGCGTCCTGCGCGGGCAGGACGATGCGCGCGCCGTCCATGGCGTCCTGCATGCGGTCGCGCAGGTTGCCCACCACGGCCTCCACCTCCTGCGGGGTCAGGGTGGGCGCGGCGGCCTCCGCCTGCAACAGCGCCGTGGCCTGTTCCGTCAGCAACGCCGTTTGCGTGACGTTGGCCAGCACGGCCAGTTGCGCGCTGGTGGCACCCTGCGGCGAGGAAAGGTCCGCCTGCTGGGCCGGGCGCGCGGCATCCACCGAGGGGATACTGACCGTGGGCGAGGCAACGGCCTGCCCCGTGGACGGCCCGGCGGCCACGCTGCCCGCGTAGGCGCTGACGCCCGCCGGGTAGCTGCGGCCCGTGCCGCCGGTCAGGCTGCGCGACGGGAACGCCTGCGACAGCTTCTGCCAGTTGCGAAAGCCGCCGCCCTGCGCGGCCAGCGGGTTCGCCGCCACCTGCTGCGCGGCCTGAAGGTCGGACAGGTAGGCGGACGGAAAGTCCAGGTAGTACACCGCAGACCGCCCGGCGCGCTGCGTGGCGTCGTACACGTCCAGCGTGTCGTGCATGCGGTTCAGCACGTCCACCTTGTCGGCAAGGCTGTACTGTCTGGCGGCCTGTTCCAGCCAGCGCGCGAAGGATTGGCCCGTCGCCTCGCTGGCATCGCCCGCCGCGCCTTCCGCATTCAGCGCCGCGCCTTCCGCCGCGCCGCGCGCACCCGTTGCGCCAAGGAAGGCGTTGTCCGTCCCGACCTCCACGAATTCCAGCGCCATCTCGACGTAGTCGGGCTGCTCCCCTTCGTGCGGGATGTCCCACGAGGCCGCGCGCACGGTGACGGAGCCGAACACCGGATGCACCAGTTCGCCGGGGCCGGATTCCTCCAGCGCCGCCACCAGCCTTGCCAGCCCGGCCTCGTACTGCGGGCCGTTGAACACGGCGGTAAGGCTGATGCGCCGGGCCTTGCGGCCCATGTCTTCCACTTCCGCGCCGGGGCGGTAGGGGTATTCGTGCTCCACCAGGGCGCGTTCGCCCTTGTCGCGGGTGCGCAGCACCTCGAAGCCCGCGCCCCGGAAGCTGGCGTCCAGCAGGTTGTCCTTCCATGCCATGCGATGATCCCGTTGCGCCGTTAGTGGCGGGTGGCGTCGCGCCCGTTCACTTCGTTGACGGCGCGGGCAACTTCCCGGCCATCCAGTTGCAGCACCGATTCCACGCGCAGCACGCGCTCGTCCTTGAAGATCATGTCGCCCAGCTTCTGGCCAAGGCTGGTGCCGCCCAGCCAGCCCAGCAGCCCGCCGCCGATGCCTCCCACGCCCGCGCCCACGGCGGTGCCGATGCCGGGGGCCACCAGCGTGCCCAGCGCGGCCCCGGCCTTGGCCCCCAACCCGGCCCCGGCCAGCGTTCCGCCAAGCCCGCCCGCCGTGGCCACGTGCGCGGCGTTCTTGTCGTTGCGGCTCATGGCGCTTTGCTCGGTGGCGTACACGTCATAGGCGGCCCCGGCCACGGCCAGCAGGCCACCGGCGCGCCCGGCAAGGCGACCGGCCAGCTTGCCGAACCGCGCGCTGCCCGACAACGCACCGGGGGCACCGGCTGCGCCACCCGCCCCGGCGGCACCGGCACCGCCGGTCAGCATGCGCAGCCCGCCAAAGGCCGCAGCAGCCGCCGTCATGGCACCTATGGCCGTGGTCGCCTCCATGGCCGCCGTGGTCAGGCCAGGAAATTCGGCACCGAACGCGGCCAGTCTTTCCATGGCCGGGTCCAGGTAGGGCTTCACGTGGGCCAGCATGCCGGACGCGGCGATGTCCTTCTCGTTGCTGGCCTGCTGCGCCTTGAAGGCAGAGGTGGAGGCCACCACGCCGAAGGCGGTTTCGCCCGCGCCGGCAGCGCCGCGCATGCCGCCCAGCACATCGGCCACGTAGCCCTTCTGGGTCATCTCCGCGACAAGGGCCAGCAGGGCCTGCCGGTCCTGCATCACCCGGCCCACGGCGGACGCCTGAAGAATGTCGGCCATGTCGTTCAGGGCGGACGCGCGGTCGCCGCCGGTGGCCCCTGCCGCCTTGGCGCGCGCGGCCTGAAAGCGTTTGTCCTTGCCCACCACGCGGGTTTCCACCAGCCGGATGAACGCATCCAGCGGCAGTTCGCCGCTTTCGCGGGCCTTGGCCAGCGACCCGGCAAGGTCGATGCCCTGCTTCTTGAAATCCTGCGCGGTGTCGCTGCTGTTCAGCTTGGCAAGCAGGTTGACGAGGTTGTTCCCCGCCTGGTCCTTGTTGCCCGCCGTGACGGCGGACGCCTGCGCGCTGGCCAGAATGCGCTCGAACCCGGCCATGCCCTTCATGCCCTGCGCGTTGGCCATCATCTGCGGCAGCCAGCGGGCCATGTCCTTCAGCTCGAAGCCGCCCATCTGCCCGGCCACCATGGCCCGGTCCAGCGCGGCCTGCGCTTCTTCCGGCTTGAAGAAGCCCTGCTGCACGCCCCGGATGACGATGTCCGCAAGGTCGCCGGACGCCGCGCCCGACGCGGTGGAATACTTCTGCAACACCGGCAGCAGGCTGGTGGCCGCGTCCGCCTTGATGGCCCCGGACGCCAGCATCTTGTCCAGCGCCTCGGCGGCTTCGTCGCGGGTGCCGCCGCCGGTGCGCACGGCACCGGTGATGGAGGCGTCCAGTTGGGTCATGCCCGCCCGGCGGCCCGCCACGTCGCGCTCGGCATAGGCGGTGTTGGCCATCTGCGCCACGCGGCGCTCGTAGTCCATGGGCTTGGCCAGCGCCCGCCCGGCCACGTAACCGCCCGCTGCAAGGCCGCTGCCCACCTGACCGGCGGCCTTGGCGGCGTTGGACGCGGCGCTGGCCACCCCGCGCAGGGACTGCATGGCCGTGCGCGACAGGCGGTCCACCTGCCGCAGCCCGTTCAGCAGGCCGCCGAAGCGCATGCGGTCCGTATCGGCACCGGCGCGCGCAAGGCCACGGGCTGCCGTGGCGGCATCCCCGGTGGCCCGCGTCACGTCGTCCAGCGCCCGCTTGGTATAGCGGCCCATCTGGTCGCGCAGGCGCAGGGTGACCTGCACGCTCATGTCGTTCATGCGCTATTTCCTCTTCAGCCTGCGGTTGACCACCCGCCTGCTGCCCGGCGCGGGGCCGCGCCCCGTCAGCAGTTCAATGTAGGTGCGGATTTCGGGCAGGGACATGGCCCGCACCTCTTCCAGCCGGAAGCCGCGATGCACCAGGGCCAGTTCCGCCAGCCTCAGCTCGCGGCAACGGCGCTCGCGGCCATCAGCTTTTTTCGCAGCCGTTCCTCCGCCGCGTTAAGCTGGCCGAACTCGGTATCCGGCAGCGCCCCCAGCAGTTCGGGGGTAATGGCATCCTGCGGCAGCGTGCCCAGCCGGGTGATGGTGCGCGCCCACACGTAGCGGGTGATGCGGGCCTGATTGGCCCCTTCGCCCGCCTCTGCCATGGCGTCTTCCACGTCGGCCATGGTGGGCAGGCGCATCTCGAAGTCCTTGTGCCAGTCACCGGCTTCATCCTGCCAGCCGATGGTCAGGGTGCCGGTTTCGGTCATGGGGGTGCGGGTCATGGGGATGTTGGTCATGGGCTATTCCTCCACGCGGTCCATTGCCGCCAGCGTCACATCCACCTTGGCCTCGTTGTCCACGCTGTACTTGCGGGCATCGTCCATGGCCACGCAGTCCAGGTACGATTCGCGGGTGCCACCTTCGGTCACCGGGTAGATGGTCACTTTGGCCCCCACGATGGCGTCCCAATCGGGGGCATCTTCCTTGGGGATGGGCAGGGTGAGCTTCAGCGTCCACCCGCTTCCGACGCCAGGGCGTTCATGCGGTCCACAACCTGCGCGCGGGAAAGCCCGCACGAGGCAAGGGCGCGCTGCATGGACGCCTTCAGCGTGGCATTCAGCCCGGCAAGGCGGGCCGCCTTGTCGTCGAAAAGCGAGCACTGGATCGCAGTCACCGGCAACCGTCCGTCTGTTTCTGGGTTTACCGTCCGGAATCTCTAACGCTCCGGACGTTGACCCGTGCAGGCCGGGCGGATAAGGTCAACTTGCTACGGTGAAACCTTTACCGCCCCGCAGCTCCGTTTTTATCCAAACGGTATAGAAAGTCAATGCCGAATGGCGCAAAACTTTCCCGTTCGGGTTTTGCGAAGCTTCGGGAAAACATTCCAAACGGTTAAGTCTGGCCACGCGCAAAAGTCGGCGCGGGCAAGCCTTGCAAAAGTTTGGGACTGGAAGTTTTGCGTATGATTGGCAAGCGGATCGAGGAATTGCGGGGCAAGATTTCGCGTGAAGCCTTTGCCGCCGAACTTGGCGTGCATGCCCAGACCTTGGCGCGCTATGAGAAGGGCGAACGCCTTCCCGACAGCATGTTTCTGGAAAATATATCCAAACGGTTCAATGTAGCCCCGGCATGGCTGCTCCTGGGCGAAGGGCCGATGCACGGTGCCGAGCGGGCCGCTGGCTTGAGTACGGGCACGCCCCTTCCGCCACCAGTGCTGACGCCCGTCACGAGTGAGAGCCACGTAATAGAATGCGCGGACTGCCAGATCATGTTGGTGCCCATGGTTGAGGCGAGGTTAAGCGCGGGCACCGGCAGCTTCGAGACTGGCGACGATGTGGAACGGCGCTACGCCTTTCGCACGGACTTCCTCATGCGCAAGGGGCAGCCGTCAGCCATGGTGCTGATGCGGGTGACCGGCGACAGCATGGAGCCGGACATCAAGCACAATGACGCGGTGCTTATCGACCAAAGCCAGCGTGTCCCGCGCCCTGGCCTGCTGTACGCCGT